CTAACTCATTCTTCACCCCCTGGAATAATTAAATAAGTGGTTCGTTCTCGATCACTGGTGAACCAAGCCAGCTTCAAAGGTCAGGGGAAACCTCGATCTTAATTACAGCGGGTATTACCCCAAGCATCAGTTCGGCAAGTTGTTCGGCTGCTGCCATTGGTGATTGTTGTATTACCCCAAGCGTCTTTTCTAACCGTTGTGCCGTCACTTCCTCGGGTGTTGCCCCAAGCGTCAGTCTTATAGGTCGTGCCATCGCTTGATCTTGTATTGCCCCAAGCGTCTTTTGTATATGTTAGCCCGGTGCCGCTGTCTCGGGTGTTACCCCAAGAATCCGTCCTAAGTGTGCCGCCATTGCCTCCATCACAGTTATACTTCGTATTCCCCCAAGAGTCGTGCTTATAAGTGCAGGCAGCGTTACTGCTAGAAGAATAAGCGAACAAGGCGACTAGCGCCACAACTATTCCAATTTTCATAAATGGCACCTTTTTTCTTTGAGTTTCTAAGATTAATTTATCGGCCAAAAGATTTATCTCTGCAATCATATCGGCCATTTCTTTATTTTTATCGGCCATTATTTAGCCCTCGTTGTTAAAAGAAAATTTATTGCGGCACTTCTTAAGCACAGCCTCTATCAAAATCGCTGACTTTTGGCTTCTTAGCCACTCGTCCCCGTTCCAGTAGTAACTAAAGTTATGCAGGCCAATTTTATAAAACAAGCCGTTAAGATTACCAATAGCGCCTTCAGGTATGGCTTCAGTTACATCAATTAATCTTTTCATTGGCCCACCTCATATCCTGCAAACTCTTCAGGCTCAATATTAAAGACCTCGTTGTAGACTTCCTCAACGATCTCACTTAGGTGGCTTTCCAGCGATAAATAAATATCATCACGGATCATTCCCGAAAGGCTTTGGCTAAGTGAGTTGGTGTACAGCTCATCAAGGAAGCCAGCGCGGTAAGCTGTAGCAGGTGGTAGTACGTCATCCCACCAGGTTGGAAAGTTGATCAAAAAGTTGTAGCAAATATCGTCTTTGTGAGCATCGGTATAGTCGATAAGATCACCCGTGAAATGCCGGTACTGAGGGGCGTATTCTGGCAGCGTGTCAGAAAGCCAGTCTTTGAAAGCGCGGAGTGAATCAGACATTAGCAAACCCCCTTTAGACAATCGTTAAATTCCATAGTTGAAGCTATGCAGTACAGTGAGAATAAAACTACAGCGGCAATAATGCCCATGCGGTTGTCTTTTTTAACTTCAGCAGCTTGGTCAATTTGATTTAGCTGGCTGTAACTAAGTGAGTGTTTCATTTCTTTCCCCTTGGTTTGAATGCCCCCGAAGGGGCGGTTAATTATGCGCTAATGGTTGGCGACATTGAATAATTACCCAGAGGCATAAAAAACTCGCTGCCTTCATAGTTGTGTATTTTTGCGCGCTTGCTTTCGCCGGTATGCGGGTGAATGAAAGTAACTGATTTTTCAGTTCTTTTCATAACTTTTACTTCAAAAGTGCTGTCGTAGTTGCAAATAAAACGGCCAATGTAAGTCTTGCCAGCTTCTAAAGTTTTCATGATGTAACCCCTGTTGCGTTGAATGAGGTGTAACTATGGGGCTTTATCTTGACAATGTAAAGCCTTTTTTTACAAATAGACGAAATTAATTGTAAGAAACCGGCTCATAGCTATTACTGGCAAGCATCTTCTTATGTTCTTCTCTGTAGTGCTTGGCTATCTCAGCCCTTAGCAGCTTGTTGGTTTTCATTAAGCACTGCCACTTTTCCCGCAGTATATCCAGATGCCCTTGGCCTTTGTATTGCTCAAGCCATGCGGTGAAGTCTAAAGGGTTGGCGGTAAAGGTAAGGTGGCAGTAGTGGCAAAGGCATACAGCGTTCATCATTGACCACCTAACGGACTTTGCAGCCCTGCCAAATATGTGGGCGCACTCCATCCGGCCATCTTGCCTGTGGCAGTGTTCACACTCAAAGCCAGCTTTCTGCCTTACTACGTCACTAAACCATTTGTCTGCTGCATCGCGCTTAATAGCCATTAGCCCTCAACCTCTTTAATAAGGCGCTCAAGATACCATTTGCACTTGTTTAAATCCTGTAGCGGGTTGTCAGGGTGCTTTGTTTCATATCTCCACAAATACTTCATTGCCGTGGCCTTGAGGTGTCCCCTAAAAGATTCAGAACTCATAGATGCTTTCATGCAATCAATGGCCTCAACACCCCCAGTCTTATAATGATCCGGGTTGATCGCATCTTTTTTGACTTCTAGATTTATGCTGTGACATTCAGCCATAGCGGTATCAATGCTGTTTTCTACTGCCGGTATTTCCTTTCTCAATCTTTCCCAATCTCTCACATCTGGATCAACCATTTTATTCCCCTATTAGTTCTTCGTTAAATTCAATTTCTGAAGGTATAAGCTCCATGCAGCTAGTGCATACACCGTAAGCAGCATCATCATCACCAAGCCAAAACTCAAGAACACTTGAACAATCATCACAAAACTTGCGGTGAAGCTGCATAGTTTTCGGTGGAAAGTTAATAACGTCACCCATCATCCCACCTTTATCTTAACGCGGGAATCTTCACCCGTATCTTTATGGTAAACAACCGCTGTCATTGATCGTTCAGCCCCGTACCCTGAGTCTGAGTGCCACTGATCTGTGCTAGTAAGGCTTCCCCAATGTTCAAAATGCATAGAACCAACTTCCCTAGCAACATGGTGGTGAATATGCCCAAGGTGGCAGTATCTGTTCTTGGATTGGCTCCATTCGTCATCGAGGTTTTTGATAACCGCCTGTAGGATTTGTTCGTGCTTCATTCTGTCGCCGTGGTGAAAGACAAACAGGTTGTTGTGCCACTGGTAATGAATGAACTTGGAGTAATTGGGCAGGACATTTACGCGCTTTTCTTTGGCGTACAGTAGCTCAATGCAGCTTGAAAGGTGGCAGGCCATATCAGAGTCATGGTTGCCGCGAACATTGATAATTACTACATTTTTGTGAGTCTCAAGCATCTTGTTAATAAGGGTCTGAAACAGTCTACCAGCGAGCCTAAAGGTCTTTCCTATGCGAGTATCCACATCAACCGGAGTTCCTTTAGTGGTGGTGTTAAAGCTATTGTCTGCATGGAAAAAGTCACCCACGTTAAGCAGCACTCCAACTTCTGCATCCCCTACACGCTTGGCAAGTCGATTAGTGGACTCTAGTAATATGCTGGTGGCTATCTTAATGTCCCAATCATCGTTGTCCATCTTGGTTTCACTGTCTGCCAGCATCCCAAAGTGGTGATCACCTATCATATACATAGCTAGGTAGTCTGAATTAACCTTCTTGGGAGCCTTTACAGCCGTTTTAAAGCCAGCTAGGTCGTCTTGCATGCCCTCGATCATATGGGCAAGTTTTGTCTTCATATCGCGCTTTTCTGGCTCTTGGATAACCCACTGAAGAGCAACGGTTCCATCTTCTTTGTAAGCAGTTGAAACTCTCTTAGCCTCAAAGCCGGCCATCGTTTCACGGTCTACGCTTTTGTGGGGAGCTACTGCCTTGGATGCTGCCTTTTCCTCTAGGCGCTTCATTATCTTATCTACGCCTCTACGCCCCTTGCCTAAAGCTGTTGCTGCCTTGGTGTTAGAACCGTGAACCATGACTGCTTTGCATGTTTCTCTTTGTGCGTCACTTGTTGCAAACTCTAATAATATCGCCGGATTTATGTTAGCCATTGCTATTTCTCCTGTTTACGCTTCAGCGCGGTGTACTCATTGTACTGTGGTAAGGATAACATTACATCTTTTTGTGCTGCCCAGTGATAGACCTGCTCCATAAAATGGAACATTTCACCCTTATGCTTTGGCAGTGGCATTACTTGATCAGAATAGGTTTCTTTCCCTATCGCTACTGAATGAGTGCCGAGAAACATACTTTTCATCATAAACTTCATGCCCGCTTCGGTGGCATTGGGAACCTTCTTTACAAAAGTTTCCGACATCTCCCTACACCAGATATGGAACAGGGCATTCTGGCCAAGTGATCGCGGGTCATCGTAACGCTCAAACTTTACAACCAGTGGCGTTGAATAGTCCCAGCTTTCTATTCGCTTTAGCAGGAAAGGCAGTTGTGTCTCTACCGCCCTTTGGCTTTTAATTAAAACGTGATCACCCTGGCTCATAACTTCACCCTTAACCATTTATCAGACAACTGCATATCAGTGGTTTCCAAGCGGTTATATTCTCCTGTTCTTGAAAAGTTCCAGCCACCAGAAGGCTCTGTAGTTGGTCTAACCTCTTTATCAGTGAGCACGCATTTCTGTTTCATCCTAGAATGCATGGTTTTATCATTAACGCCGATTATCAAGCTAATTTGTTTTAGCGTGTACTTCTCACCAGTCACTAGCTTTTCATGCGTCCCTTCAAAGATGTATAAGACCGGATTCTTTCCAGCACTACGCGGCTCATAGTTTCGGTTAGGCATTTCTCAGCACCCCATCAAAATAAAACCCACGTTGATCAAGGTAATATTGCTTCATCATCTGAGCCTCTTGAGGGTCTAGCCAGCTAACATCGGCAAGCTGCATATCCATCGTTAGTGACTTAATGCTTATAGGTGCTGCGGTAATGCCTTGAGGGTCTAGCTTTGCTGCTATGGCCTGCTTTCCAATGACGGCTAATCCCCCGCCTTGGTTTTGAGCTTTCCCAAGCCACCTGACAACAAACGATTTAATGCCTCTTTTGGTTTTTCGCTTAGTTGGGTTAGCGTCAAGCCATGATTCCATTGCTCTTAGCTCTTGAAAGACATCTACTGCTGGATAAGCTTTAGACCATGCAATCATGTCTGTATCTTCAGGTTCCCACCGTTCGCCAGTATTAAGAATCATTGCTAACCCCCATCGAGTATTCAGACACATGGCATTTCTCACCGTATCGGTTAGTCACTGGAACCATTCTGCTAGTAATCTTGTGGCCCTGCTTCTTTAGGTTGCTAACCCTGGATGCCAGCCTAAAGATACCCAGTTCGTTCAAGGCTTGGATGCTGGTAATGGTTGGATTGATAGATAAGTAATCGAGTAATCGTTCTTCTTGTGTCATTGGTGAACCTCCTACAGTTCTAGTTTAATCGTAATTCCAGCCTGACAGCTTCTGATGTATTTCAAGCATTGACTGAAAATCAATATCGCAATATTTGCCCATAACTTCAACCCTGAGACCTTCATCATCAAATGATTCGCAATCAGGATCAAACCAGATTAAGCCATCATCGCCATCAGTATAAAAGCAACCAACGCCACTATCTGATATGTAAGTCTTGTAATCAGGCTGGAAGGAACTAATCCAATCTATAAAATCTGAATTAGTCATTCCTAATAACTCACTTGCTGTTTCTATATGATCCATTCTCTTTTCCCCTAAGCTCGGCAAGCCTCGCCAAGTGATTGTTTAAATAAGTTTTTATGTGTATGTTTTCTTAACGGTCACACAAAAGAACATTTATTCAAGATGATTTAACCCTTTTACAAGCAAAAGCTAGTAAATTTAAGATCAAAGGGCTAAAGCAACTTTGCGGTTAAACTAATGCTTGTATCGTGTATCCAAACTATTCACAGATAAAAACCGATTTAACTGTGAGGCTCTGTAGGGAGGGTCAACCCTGTATCTGACGTTTAATTTAAGGAACCGCCAGCCTAAAGCCCAAGCATTGTCTGCATTCAAAGAAAGGA